CTTGGTAATCCGTTATTAAAAAAGGCTAACACTCCTATTGAATTTACTCAAGATCAAATTCTTGAGTTTGTTAAGTGTAAGGAAGACCCCGTTTACTTTGCAAATAACTATGTAAAGATTGTGACCCTGGATAAGGGATTACAACCTTTTCAGATGTATCCCTTCCAGGAGAAGTTAGTTAATAACTTCCACAATCACAGATTTAATATTTGTAAGATGCCGAGACAGACTGGTAAGTCCACCACTGTGGTATCTTTCCTGCTCCATTATGCCGTGTTTAATGATAATGTTAACATCGGTATCCTAGCAAACAAGGCAGCAACCGCCAGGGAGCTTCTGGATAGGTTACAGACTGCTTATGAAAACTTACCAAAGTGGATGCAGCAGGGTATTATATCATGGAATAAAGGTTCTCTGGAATTAGAAAATGGATCAAAGATTCTGGCTGCTTCTACGTCTGCAAGTGCTGTCCGAGGCATGTCATTCAATATCCTCTTCCTCGACGAATTTGCGTTCGTTCCAAACCATATTGCAGATTCCTTCTTTGCATCTGTTTATCCTACTATTACTTCTGGTAAGAGCACGAAAGTAATTATTGTTTCTACCCCACACGGTATGAATCACTTCTACCGAATGTGGCATGATGCTGAAAAGAAGAAGAACGAATATATTCCAACCGATGTTCACTGGTCTGAAGTTCCGGGTAGAGATGAGATTTGGAAACAGCAAACAATATCTAATACCTCAGAACAACAGTTCAAAGTTGAGTTTGAATGCGAATTCTTAGGGTCAGTTGATACTCTGATTGCACCCAGCAAACTCAAGAGTCTAGTTTACGACCATCCACTTAAGAGAAGTGCTGGTCTAGATGTTTATGAAGATGTAAAAGAAAATCATGATTATGTAATTTCAGTTGACGTTGCTCGTGGAGTTGGAAATGATTACTCAGCATTTACTGTAATCGATATCACAACATTCCCACATAAGGTGGTTGCAAAGTATCGAAATAATGAAATAAAACCGATGCTTTTCCCAAGCATTATTGTAGACGTTGCAAAGAACTATAACGAATCTTATATTTTATGCGAAGTGAACGATGTTGGAGACCAAGTGGCAAGTATTATTCACTATGACTTAGAATATAACAATCTCCTTATGTGCTCTATGAGAGGTAGAGCAGGGCAGATTGTTGGCCAAGGATTCTCCGGAAAGAAGACTCAACTTGGTGTAAAGATGTCCAAGACGGTAAAGAAAGTTGGATGTCTTAATCTTAAAACGATGATTGAAGAGAATAAACTTCTCTTGAATGATTATGAAATAATTGCAGAACTTACAACTTTCATTCAAAAGCACAATTCATTTGAAGCAGAAGAGGGTTGTAATGATGACCTTGCAATGTGCCTGGTGATTTATGCATGGTTAGTTGCTCAAGATTACTTTAAAGAACTCACCGATCAAGATGTTCGTAAGAGAATCTATGAAGAACAAAAGAATCAGATTGAACAGGATATGGCACCATTTGGATTTATCGTTGATGGTCTAGATGGAAATAGTTTTGTTGATTCTGATGGGGATCGTTGGTTTACCGATGAGTATGGTGATAGATCATATATGTGGGAGTACCTTTCATAATGGATCTAGATGGACAGATTAGACTTGGGCATTTACTTCTCAACGATAGAAAGTGTAGAGTTTGCGGAGAAGTGAAAAATCTTATTGATGGATTTTATAGAACAAGAAAAGATAGAGGTCCAGTTCCATCATCATATTCTTATGAATGTAAAGATTGCACTATTAAAAGAATAATAACCAGTAGAATGACGACAGGAGTTTTGGATAAATGGGAATATCCAGATTGGTAGTTGTTCACACACCATTTCCCCATTCAAAAAGTCCATTTTAATAAATATTTTCAGATAAACTGAAGTATCAGGAGAAAAACATGGCGACTCCTCAATTATCTCCAGGCGTACTAGTCAGAGAGGTTGATTTAACCGTAGGAAGAGCTGATAATGTTTTAGATAATATTGGAGCAATTGCGGGTCCTTTTGCAATCGGTCCAGTTGATGACCCAATTGACGTAACTACAGAGCAAGAACTCATCAACGTATTCGGCAAACCACTTTCCACCGATGCTCAATATGAGTACTGGATGAGTGCATCATCATTCCTTTCATATGGTGGAGTTCTTAAGGTTGTAAGAACTGACGGAACAACCTTAAGAACAGCAAACGCAGGTGTAGGTTTTGCTTATACAACTACACTGAAGATTAAAAATTTTGATGATTATCAGGCAAATTATTCTGATGACATCGCAGATTATGTTTTTGCCGCAAAAAATCCAGGTTCTTGGGCAAACAACCTCAAGATCTGCATGATTGATGATAAGGCAGATCAAATTGTAGGATTTCAAACAAGTAGTGTATCCGATCTTGGAGTACAAGTAGGATATGGAGTTACTGTAGCATTAAATAATCAAAATATTCCAGGTAATGGTTCAGTATCGCAATTTAATGGATATCTGAAGGGGATTATTACAGGGGTTTCTACTGCGTCTGCTGGACCCGACGCAAGCACTATTGATGTTAAAATTGTTTCTAGGGTATCGAATGCTTATAACAGATACGATGATGTATCTAGTGCTGTATTAGGATCACCAAACGTTGCTGGTAATGCAACTACACTTTATTTCGATACTGATTTAACCTCAGTTATTACTACAAATAATCTTTATTCGATTGCTGGAATTGCGACTTTAGGAACTATAACTGGAGTTGGAACAACTTCAATAAACGTAACCGGAATGGGAGGAACATCTGGTGATGTTGTTTCTGCAGGAACAATTGTAAGATTTTACAATCCAGTTTCAGTTGGATCTACAGAAACTTTGATATCATATTCTGAAAAAGATCAGGCATCATCAATTAGAGTTGGAAATACTCTATACTTCACAAATAACTCCGGTGTTACTACATCAATTACTCGTAATGCAACATCAGTAGCAGATTGGTATGATTCACAAACTCTAAATCTTACTAACACTACAATCTTCTGGAGTTCAATTGCACCTAAGCCAATCAGCAACGGTTATGTCCTCGATAGACAGGGCAAAAACGATGCTCTGCACGTTGTTGTTGTTGATGACACTGGTTCAGTAACTGGTATCCAAGGAAACCTCTTAGAGAAGCATCTAAACCTTTCTAAGTCAACTGATGCTATCTCTGCAGTTAATGCACCTCAAAAGACTTTCTGGAAGGATTACCTGGCACTTTATTCTTCATACGTTTATGTTGGAGACAATCCTTCATCTGGAAATGACACTTATCACGGAACCACTCCACTCGCAACTGGATTCTCATCAGGTTTTACAAAGGTAACCGATGGTGCTGGTCAGTGGAACCAACTCGCACAAGGTGTAACCTTCAGTGCATTAGGAAACGTAACTTACGCACTTGGTGGTGGTGTTGATTATTCCACATCAAACGGAATGACAGCAACACTTGGAAAACTGTTCACTTCTTACAACCTCTTCTCTAACAAGGATGAGATTGCAGTTGATTACCTGATCATGGGTCCTGGACTTGGCGACAAGTTTGAGTCGCAAGCAAAAGCAAATCACCTGATCTCTATCGCAGGTAATAGAAAAGATTGTATCGCAGTTGTTTCTCCACATAGAGGAGATCTGATTCAAGGAGATGGTGGTCCTATCGCCAGCACCGATACACAAACTGATAATATCATTCAGTTCTTTGCTCCACTTTCATCCTCATCTTATGCAATCTTCGATAGTGGATATAAGTACACTTACGATAGATTCAACAATAAGTTCCGTTACATTCCTTGTAACCCAGATGTTGCTGGTCTGTGCGTAAGAACTTCAATCTTTGCATATCCTTGGTTCTCACCTGCTGGTCAGCAAAGAGGAATTCTGAACAATGCAATCAAATTGGCTTACAATCCAAGTAAGGCACAAAGAGACCAACTCTATCCACAGAGAATTAACGCAATTGTTAATCAACCTGGAATTGGAATTCTT